TGTGATTGCATTTGATGTGACTAGCCTAATGTTGGTCATGGTTTATATAGGAGAACTGTTCAATGCCTACACACTTCACTAATGGCGTCTCTGACGTTATACCGGGGAACCCGCTTTATGACTTCGGGCGGTTAGACCCAACTAAATACCATATTTACTGGGATGACTTTGACACTACACCTATTGCCGCGCAATGGACACTTACTGCAACGTCTGCTGGCACAGGTACTTCTGCGATTACTGTTCCTGATGCCGACGGCGGTCTTGCTCGTATTACTACTGCGGCTAATGAGAACGACGGTATATTCGCTGAGTGGATATCTGAGACATTCTTACTAGAGAGTGGCAAGAAAACTTGGATGAAAACTCGTTTTCAAGTAGGAGACGCGGCACAATCTGATTTTGTTGTGGGTCTTCACTCTTCAGACACAACTCCTTTGGACGCAACGATGCGTTTTGCATGGATAACCGAGGACGGGTCAGCCAATCTGTTCTTCAACAGTGATAACAATACTACAGACAGCGATAGTGATACTGTTGTTGTATTAGCTGACGACACTTTTGTGACGGTTGCTGTGTATTGGGATGGCGCAGGTAACATCCAGTGTTATTCAAATAATGTTCTTGTTACTACGATGACAGGTATAACCATACCCGGTGCAGAATTGTCGGTTGGCTTTGGTTATCTGAATGGTGCCGCTGGCGCTGAGACTACAGATATTGATTATATATTTGTAGCAAAAGAACGCGAGTAGCCGGATGCTGTACCAACTTACCAAAGATGGTGCTAAATGGGCTATAGAAGTTTCTGGTGGTCCTGCCGAAGAATCAGTTGTGAAAACATTTGGTTCTAGGGAGGACGCCGAAGCTTGGCGCAGAGCAATCAGCCACGGCGAAAAAGACGCGCCTGTATTGAAATCCTTATCAGATAGAAAAATGTCAAAGAAGGTGGCAAAGAAAAAAGAAACTAAAAACGATTAACTCATACATATGAAGAGGATATAAAGATGCCCGCACCAAAGGTTATCACTCTCGCACCAACTGCTCTAGACAGAAACGGTATATCTGCCTCAGAGACCCTTGCCGCCGCGAGACTAAGCTTAATAATCGGAGGCGCTCTTAGCGCAGGATTTGATCGTGACGGAATATGCGCCGCGCAAACTCCTACGGGCGCTGATGCCATGACTTTAAATGGCGCTCTAGGCGTAGACTTTAAAGACCGTAAAGGCATATATGTTCTTGTATATGCTGGCGGAAACGAGTCAGGCAGGACATTTACAGTTGTCGGCCAAAATGCAAACGGCGATAGAATAACAGAAGCTATAACTGGACCCAATGCCTTAACTGTTTTAGGTACAACTAAATTCTATCACATAACATCGGTGACCCCTGATGCCGCAACTGCTGGAGCCGTCGAAGTAGGTGTTAACGGTTATGCTGAGTTTAGCACTCCTCAACACGTCGCAATATATAACGCTGGCGATGATAGAGGTGATACATTTACAGTACATGGATATGATCGCTACGGTAATGAAGTTACTGACGCTATTACTGGGGCTAACGCTGGAACCTCTACAACTCAAAACCAAAACTTTGCGTGGGTGGATCGTGTTACTTCTGATGGTGCTTCAGCGGCGGCAGTTGAAGTTGGCACCGATGGTAAATGCGAGAGTGGATGGTACATCCTGAATTATCGCGGACAGAGATGTACAGCGAACGTAGGTTGTACTATCGGCACCAGTGGAACTCAGACCATGACATACGCGCTACAACACACTTTCAGTAATGTATTGGCGAATGGCTTTCTTGAAGAGGAAGCAATACGCTTTACACACGCCACAATAACGGGCAAGTCTGCAAATTTTGAAGGTATTATAGATAATCCTCCAGTAGCAGTTCGCTTGGCGATGACGGCGTTTACTGCGGGTAGCGCTAGTGCAACAATAGTACAGATAACTACGTCTTAACATAATAGGCGGTATAACATTGTGAAAAAGAAACGCGACTATAGCAAAGAATATGACGAGTATCACAGTAAGCACTTGAAAGATAATAATGCTCGTCACAGAGTTCGCTACGATGCTGAAAAAGCAGGAAAGGTAAAAGTAGGAGACGGTAAGGATATAGATCATAAGGATAATAATCCTCGTAACAACTCGTCTAGCAATACTCGTGTAATATCTAAAAAGGCCAATCTATCTAGGCCCCGAAGGAATATAAAATGACAGCGCCGACTACATCCACTACCTATGCTTTTAAACTAGATGTTCTTCAGATATGCGAAGAAGCTTACGAACGCGCAGGTTTAGAGATGAGGACTGGTTACGATCTCAGATCTGCTAGGCGTAGTATGCAAATAATGTTGTTAGAGTGGGTAAACCGAGGTCTCAACCTGTGGACGGTAACAGAGGGGAAGATCGATTTAGTTAGTGGAACTAAAACTTACGACTTAGACGATAGCGCTATTGATATTCTTGATGCGGTGCTTAGATCAGATCCCGGCGTGAGTGGGCAATCCGACTCTAATTTAGCGCGGCTTTCAGTATCTTCTTATGCTCAGACATCTAATAAGAATACCTCTTCCCGACCTACGTCTATGTATGTAGACCGTCAGAACCGAACAAGTGTAACCTTGTATCCAACACCGAACGATAGTACTCAAGATTTTGTGTATTGGTATGTGAGACGTATTCAAGATTTAGGCGATAACACCAATAACCCTGACATGCCTGAAAGATTTCTGCCAGCCCTCATCTCTGGGCTAGCTTTTAATATTGCGCTGAAGAGACCAGAGTCATACGAGCGTGTGCCTACTCTTAAAGCACTCTATGAAGAGAGTTACGAACTAGCGGCTTCGGAAGACAGATCGAAAGCGCCTCTAGTCTTTACACCTCTTCAAGAGTTCATTGACGTGGCTTTGTAATATGTCGTCGGAATTTGCTTCAGGAAAGAATGCTTTTGGATTTTGTGATAGATGTGGGTTCAGGTACAGTTTAAACGATCTAAAATGGGAGTTTGAAGATAAGAAGCCTAATGGTCTCAAAGTGTGTAGTGAGTGTCTTGATCCTGATCACCCTCAGTTACAATTGGGCAGGTTCAGAATAGTTGATCCTCAGACACTTAGAGATCCGAGACCTGATACGAGTCAAATTGAAAGTCAGTCCCTATTTGGTTGGAACCCTATAGGGGATACTATTAGCCTAGAGCTTACGGGTTCCGTAGGCACTATAACTGTTACAACTACTTAGGAGATAAGCTATGATGAAGAGTAAAAGAGTAGACGATAAGATGCCCACTAAAGCTAAAGTCGGCTACATGGGCGGCGGACGGATAATGCGATCTGGAAAAGAAGATATGCCTGAAGTCAAAGTAGGATATATGCATGGGGGCATGGTTGGTGCTAAAAAAGGTATAAAACCTACTAACCAGAAAACAATGACTGTTCGCGGCGGTGGAGCGGCGACTCAAGGTCTAAAATATAAGGGTTAATTATGAATTATGCTGAATTAGTAGCGGCTATAAAATCATATACTGAGAACGAGGAGACGGCTTTCGTCGCGGAGATACCGAACTTTGTCAGACAGGCAGAAGATCGTATTCAGCATATAGTGCAACTCCCTATGTTCAGGAAGTCTCAGCAGGGTAGTCTGACTGCTCATAATAGATTTCTATCAACACCCGACGATTTTATATCTTCGTTTTCTTTGGCTGTTATAGCGGCAGACGGTACTTTTAGTTATCTGTTAAATAAAGATGTTAATTTTATTCGTGAGGCTTTCTCTGAGATAAGCACCGAAGCCCAACCGCGTTTTTATGCGCTTTGGGATGAAAACACATTTTGTTTAGGGCCAACACCTGATACTGCGTTAAATTTAGATATACACTACTATTACAAACCTGACAGCATCGTGACCGCAGGTACTACGTGGCTTGGGACTGAAGCTGAGTCGGCATTGTTTTACGGCTGTCTGTTAGAGGCGTATACTTATATGAAGGGGGAGCCTGACTTGATGACTCTATATGATACAAGGTATAAAGAGGCATTGATAAAGCTCAAGGAATTAGGTGACGGAAAGAACCGTCAAGATGCATATAGGTCCGGGCAAGTAAGGATGGCGGTAACATAATGTTAGATGTATTTACAGGTGAAGTAGGAACGGCATACGCACACACTACAACGAACAGGGGGCATTCTGCCGAAGAACTGGCGGAGATGGCACTCAACAAGATAGTGTTTATCGGATCAGATATCCCAGAACCGATCAAGGAACAAGCACTAGCCTATAGAGATAATTTGCGGGATGTGTTAGTTTTCTACATGCGCCAAGCAATGCTGAGTGAGCGTACTACAATGAGGGCTGAAATCATGGCTGAAATGAAGGAGAATTGAGATGGCAATTACACAGGCTATGTGTTCGAGCTTTAAGCAAGAGATACTCGTCGGAACACACAACTTTACCAACACTAGTGGCAATGCTTTTAAGATAGCGCTCTACACAAGTTCAGCTACCATAAATGCTACCACCACGGCCTATAATAGCACCAATGAAGCGTCAGGTACTGGCTACACTTCAACGGGCAATGCAGTAGTCGCCGCGACGCCCGTCTTATCTGGGACTACGGCTTTGGTAGACTTTGCTGATGTTACGTGGGGTAGCTCTTCGATTACCGCTCGTGGGGCGCTGATATACAATGACACTCAATCCGATAAAGCTGTTATAGTTCTAGACTTCGGAAGTAATAAGACATCATCCAGCGGGGATTTTACTGTTCAGTTTCCTGCCGCTGACGCTAGTAACGCGATTATAAGGATTACTTAGTTGAAATGGATAAAGTAGCATGGCTTGGGGTCTCAAAACATTCGGTTCTACGGCGTGGGGCTTTGGCGATGTTAGTACAGCGGTTACTAGTACAAATGCTATCGCCTCTCATGCTGTCGGCAATGAGACTATTGTCGGAGGCACTGGCGTTACGTTCGGTGTCACTAGTACAAACGCTATCGCGTCACATGCAGTTGGTAGTGTCTCCATTGTCGGAGGCACTGGCGTTACGTTCGGTGTCAACAGCGTGGGCGCTTTCGCGACGGGGTTTGTTGGCGAGGAAGTTGTTTGGTTTGAGATACCTACCAATACTTCTGGAGCGGCAAGTTACGGCATTATTAACACTTCTGGAGCTACAGGCTCATGGCAAAACATAATAGGATAGGATAATGGCAAGTACATATACAGATGAACTCCGTATTGAAAAGATAGCAACAGGTGAGCAGAGTGGATCGTGGGGAAACACCACGAATACTCAATATAATCTTTGGGAATCTGCTATTTCGGGTACGGCTACAGTGGCATTCGCGTCAGACGGGAATGATACACTAACAACAGCCAACGGTGCCGATGATGAAGCTAGGCACATGTTTGTGAACCTTACAGGTGGCACGAGTCTTAGCACAACCAGAAACTTAGTTGTCCCCACCAAATCAAAACTATATTTCGTGAGGAACAATACGAACGGGAGTCAGGCTGTAGTCGTAAAGACAACTAGTGGTTCAGGTATAACAGTCCCTCACGGAAAATACATGAGCCTTTATTGCGACGGCACCAATGTCATAGACGCGGCTAGCTACCAAACAGCCATGACGATAGGAACTATGACTTCAGCAAGTGTGGCCATAACAGGCGGTTCCGTGACAGGTATTACTGATATTACGGTAGCTGACGGTGGAACAGGAGCATCTACCTTTACAGATGGCGGTGTTCTTCTAGGATCGGGAACTGGTGCAATTACTGCAATGGCCGTCTTGACTGATGGACAGATGATCGTAGGTGACGGTACAACTGACCCGGTTGCAGAAAGCGGATCTACTCTTAGAACCTCAATAGGTGTTGCAATAGGAAGTGACGTAGCCGCCTACAACGCAGACACTCTATTCGCAGATGTCGCAGACAATCTGACTAAAGGTTTTTCGACAACCGTCCATGACGCTGGCACTAAGTCTTCAGGAACCTACACACCTGACCAAGACAACGGAAATATTCAGAGAGCTATAAACGGTGGGTCGCACACATTAGCTCCAACCGTAGATAATTGTGCTGTAATTATTCAATACACAAATAACGCTTCTGCTGGGACTATTACTACTTCTGGATTTACACTAGTTGACGGTGATGATCTTACGACAACCAACGGACATGACTTCTTTTTCTACCTCACAAAAGCAAACGGGTTTTCGCTCTTGACAGTGAAGGCACTACAATAATGTTTGCCTCTATTTACTCAATGCAGGGTGGCATATCGTCATCTGGCGGTGGTGCTGATTTTTACGCCACGGGTGGCAACACCATAGCTGGTGCGGGGTTAGGCATTGCCCATACATTTACGGGCAGTGGCACGTTCGCTGTTGTAGCTGGTGAGGCTGTCGTGGATTATCTTGTTATTGCCGGTGGCGGTGGGGGTGCAGTTATAGGAGGCGGAGGGGCTGGAGGGTATAGAAATTCTTTTGGTTCAGAACTTACGGGCGGCGGAGGATCTAGTCTAACACCGTTAACTTTAGGAGTATCTAGCAACACTGTAACTGTTGGTGCTGGCGGTGCTGGTGGTATTACTGAAACTGGAGTTCCTGGGGCTGGTTCCAATTCAGTTTTTGGAAGTATTACCTCACTTGGCGGTGGTATAGGTGGAAAAGGATATCAAGGTGCGGCGGCTGGTGCTGGTGGTTCTGGTGGTGGAGGCTCTTTTGGGAGTGGTACTGCGGGTGCCGCAAGTTCTCCAACCCAAGGTTTTGCTGGTGGTGCTGGTCTCGCTGGAACAAACTCAAGTGGACGAGGCGGAGGCGGCGGTGGCGCAGGGGCTGTAGGAACGGCTGGTGGCGTTGGCTCTGGAGGAACTGGTGGAGCTGGTTTATCGTCAAGTATTTCTGGGTCATCGGTAACTCGTGCTGGCGGCGGCGGTTCTGGTCAGAATCTTGGCGCACCAGCAACAATTTCTGGAGGATCAGGCGGAGGCGGTGATGGTCACGCAACAGGCACAAATGGTGAAGCTGGTACTACAAACACTGGATCAGGCGGCGGAGGAGGTGGCTATCATCTAAATAATGGTGGCGCAGGTGGATCAGGCATCGTAATAGCGCGATACTCTCCAACCTTAGAAGCGGCTACAGGTGGTAATACAATCACTACAGTGGGCAACTATAAAATTCATACATTCACGTCAAGTGGCACATTCGCAGTGCCTGCCAATAAGCGAGTTCCTGTTCAATACCTTGTTATTGCTGGCG